TGCAACAGAACGCGGTTCGAGTCAAGTAGCTTGATGAGACATGGTTAATGGTTATAGTTAATGATGTGCTACTGATGAGGGCAGTGTTAACCTTATCTCTTAAGGCTAATAGACTGTTAACGTTCAGCTTTTGTTAACCATATCGGGTAACCTTAAGGAACATGGTTAATTTTGCGTTGACATTAGGGAAAAGTTAACCCTAATTCGTAAGGTTAACGGTGATACCCTGTTAACCATGGCCGTTGACCCTCCCCGGTAGGGTAAACGGTTTCTTGATGAGGGGGAGGGCATACATGTCCCCCCACCCCTGTCCGTGACCCATTTTAGAGCCAAAAATTACCCCCAAAATATTGATTTTCCCTAGAAAAATGTGAAAAAACTGGTTTTTTGGGCAAAAATCGTTAAAAATCACGTACTTAGGAGAAAAATCGTGAAAAAAGGGGCTTTCTGAGCGAATTTTGTTGCAAATGGCCAAAAAAGGGTCCAATATGGTCAAAATCAGCGAAAAGGAGCGTGTAGCATATCCGCGAAGCTCCTGCTTTCATCAGAAAGGAGCAAAAATTGGCCATCACACGTCAAAAAGCGCAGGAATGGGCTATCCAGCACGAAATCGAGCTTGAAATCACCGAGTTTTCCAAAAGGTACACGAATCACGACCCCTTGGGAGTATATCACGACCCCTTGGGAGTATATCACGGGCGCTCGGGCATCAATCATGTGCATGCCTACACGAAAACCAGTGAGGTCTTCGGCGGCATCGAGCTTCACAACATGAATGTATGGGATTGCGACTGTGCCGTGGCGATAAACTGGACAGACGTGCTGGCCGACCTCTGTGACCACATGCCGGTCCCATGCCCCTTCTGTCTCGCCAACGGCGGCAGCGGGTGTGAGGTCTGCGATGAACCGAACGATAGCGAGGGCTCAGAGTCATGCGGACATCATTCGCAGTCACCTGCGTGAGTCTCAGGACATTCTCGACTCCGTGGCCACCAAGGTCATGAAGGGGTTGTCATCATTGTCATAAGAGGTTTCTGATATGGCTAAAGATTTTCGGAAAGCAGAGATAGTGGTTGAATCCGGTATTTCTTTCGAGGTGTTCCCCGCCATCAATGAGAACGTCTTCAGCAAACGTATGAAGCAGGATTTCATTGGTCACGGGTTTGAGTACAATGCTCAGAAGAAGCGTTGGCAGCGGCGGAAATCCGATTCTTTCGGGATGGACATTACATAAGGAGGTTTTGAGATGGATGATTTCGAACTCGACTACTACTGGGATGATGAGGGCAACCCCATTGAGCGTGTCAGCCGGGTATGGGCTGGTGGGGTTCGGTGGACGCCGAGACCAGCTATCCGGTTCGGGAAGAAGAAGCAGCGGTTCATTCAGGAGTACGTGGACATGTCTACGGCTGGATTGGCCCTCTTCCTGCAATGCCACCTTGTGAGTAAGGAGAAGATAAATGGCCGTGATTACAGTCTATCAGGCCATTGATGGCAAGGTTTTCTTGAACCGCAATGACGCACTGGCGTATGACGCTGCTATCTTGCGGCGGGAGCGGCTTGTGGCTCACTTCAGGACACACAAGGCTCTGTTGACCGACACGGGCAGGCTCCGGGACATGGTGCCACTTACCGAGGTCGTGGAGTGCCTTGTGAATGATGCACTCATCGTGCGGACTCAGGTGCTGGTTTGAAAACCATTGACGAGCAGGAAGATGCGATGTATGAGCAGGGTCTTGACTTCTGCTTCACATGTCGCGGGTGGTTTCCTTATGATACGCTTTGCCAGAACAAGTTCGACTGCTCGCGGTACTGGCTGAACATCGACCCGAAGTTTTTCATCGACAAACAACCAAAGGAGACGAAATGACGACCATCTATATCTCGGAAGACGTTGGTGGGACCACCACCGCTGCTCCGACCGAAGCTGCCGCCAAGGTCATTGCCAAGGCCGCGCACGACATCGAAGGTGGCTCCTACCGTGTCATGAAGGTCGAGCTTGCCAAGCTCGGCACCCGCGAACTTCTGTGTGCCCTCTACAACAACGAGACGACCAAGTTCGTCGGCACCAAGGAGGTCATCTACACGGCCCCGGCTCAGCGCGGTCGCAAGGCCAAGGTCGAAGAGCCCGAGGAAGCTCCCGAAGGAAATCCCGAAGGAAATCCCGAAGAAGACTTCAGCGACATCTGAGGGTATCATGGTCGCTCCTGAACTGCGTTCCCGTGCGCGCCGGTACGGCTACACCGGCAAGTCCAAGGAAGAGATGCTGGCCGACCTCACCACTGAAGGTGATGTTGGCACAGCGCTTGCTCTGTCCAGTGAGTGGGAGCGCGCTGCTTCCACTTTGAAACACAAGGAGAAGTGATGGCTAAGTATGACCACGGCGGCGGGTGTGCATGTGGGCTCTCGCGTTTCTGCGACTGTTCACAGTCCACGGCTCAGGACCGCAAGGACCGCGAAGCCTACGACCGCATGTATGGCAAGAAGGAGAAGCCGGTGACCACCTATCCAGACCAGCGTGAGGACCTTCATCGTCTCAAGGTGCGCGGCGTCCGCAAGTTCGATGACAGGGTGGCCTGCATAGAGTTCCTGTCCATGACCAAGGGTGTTTCTTCTATGGACATGGCCACCGGCAACCACATTGTGGAGTTCTATGTGGCCAATGACATGCACCGGGACTATCTCGTCAACGTCTGGCAGCCGGGGATGCCCTATGAGCCGGGTCCCGCCACGGCCAAGGTCGAGTTCGACAAGGAAGAAATCATCTTCCTTTCCACCATGGTTGATGGGCTCATCGAGTCTCTCAAAAAGACCATGCCAGATGTTGCGATGCCGCCTGTGGCAGGTGCCGTCCAGAAGAAGCTCGCCATGTTCAGGAAGGAGATGGACAAGTGACCTATTTCGTTGCAAGGACGGCGTTCACTTCATTGTGGGAACGTTTCATGCTGGCACTGACCAGCAAGTGGAAGATTGTCGAGTATGGTGATGGCGATTTCGTCATCTACGAGAACATGGGACTCTTCGGCTACACGAAGTCTCATGCCACATCATCTTTTGACGCTGCTTGCGCGTGGTGCGACAAGCAGGTTGCGGACTCGAAGGTCAAGAGTGTTACCTACGTGATAGTAGACTGACTGGCATCGTGATTGACATCTGACCGCAACTGTAGCAAAGGAGGACATCATGCTTAAGCCGCCCCGTCATTTCTACGGATAGACCATTGAGAAGTCGAGGAAGACGCAGTCGGAAACCTTCTTCCTTCTTCTCGCCGTTCTGTCTCCCCTCACTGGCCTCCTTGCCTATACCTTTTGGTGAGCGTGTCATGAACCGCGCTGCCGCCATCATCCACACCAATCTCCTTCTGCACATCAGCTTAGGCACCCTCAGCATGGCTGAGTGCCTGAAAGTCGTCAAAGACTACCTTGAGTCCAAGGGTGCGAAGGTGTTGTCTGACCTGCCGGTCAGTGAGACCCTTGATGCGGCGGTCGAGATATGCAAGCGAATGAATGATGCCGCTGAAGCGAGAAGGAATGCAAGGTCATGAAGAAGATTGAGTGGAGTCTTTCTATCGGATTGGTCGGCTGTCGATTGACCGGCGAGTTCGAGGTCGATGACGATGTGACCGAGTTCGAGCTTGAAGAGTGGGTTCGTGATGAGGTCATGCAGCGCGTCGAGTGGAACTACACTGTCGATGGAGAAGCAGCGTGAACAGCTACTAGTTCTTTGCCGAGCGCAAGAAGCTGCCGCCCGTGCTCACCCGGCTCATATCGGACAAGTTCGCCACCGTCATCAGCAATGAGGGCGGCAAGTTGCATACCTTTGTCGGCTTTCTGCCGGAGAATTGGTGGGTCAACCAGTGCAGGAGCAAGACATCATGACCAATGACTTCCCGTCCATCCTGAACTATTCCGAGTCCAAGGTGTCCCGGAAGCGGATAATCCAGAATCGGAACATGGACGGCCCACACCTCATCCGGGTCAGCGATTACATCCGCTATGAGGAAGGCTCAGACGAGCCCTACGCGACCATCATCGTCAACCGGCTACCAATCCTTCGGACAACGAAGAAGGGCGTGTGGGTGCGCGGTGAGGACTACAGGGAACGTTTCGTGCTGACCGGCGCGAACAAGTACAACAAACGCTACGCCTACGAGAAGCTGGAAGATGCGTTGCACTCCTACAAGTGCCGGAAGGGCTGGCAGAAGGTTCACGGCGAGCGCACCATCAAACATGCTGGCATTGGCATGGAGCTTGCAGAGATGCTGAAGGCTGAGATGGAGAAAGAGACGGCATGAATCTGATTTCCGAACATGAGTTCTATCTGGAGCTTGTCGAGCGCCTTTATCATCAACCACGGCAGGACTGTAATTTTGTGACCGGCCCCGGCAGGTCCGGCGCGCTCATGTCGGTCTACGTCTCGCACCTGACCGGCATCCCCTTTCTCCCCTACGGCGAGATGCCCTACAGCACTGGCCGGGTGCTCATCGTGGATACCGCGCGCAAAACCGGCGCGACCATGCGCAAGGCCATGCGCAAATACGCTGACATGAACCCTATTGAACTGGTGCTCTATGAAGAGCCACCGCGTGTAACATTCTGGTACGAAGGGAGAAGGTTCCATGAGTGAAGAATATGACAATGGCTACAATGATGGTTATGACGAGGGCTACTCTGACGGCGAGTTCACGACACAGAAAGCCATCGGTGAGGCATTCACAGCCATCCACAAGTGGCTGGAAGAGCGCGGCGTCCTGAAGTGGGAAGACCACCCGGACGGGCTCAACGCGGATGACCTCATGGAACTCATCTATGAGCATGAGCGCTCGCTGGTGCTCAAGGCCAAGCAGTCGGTGACGCACTGATGACCCCCGAGGACCGCAATCTCATGTCGGCCATGATGTCGTTCGCTTCGGCTGCCGCGAGCTACGCCGAGGTCTTGGCGCGGCATGAAGGCCGTGAGCCTACGATGTTTCATGACATCACAATTCGTGTTGGTCGTATCCACGATGAAGTCATCATTGATGGCATGAAGGTACTCGACCAGAACCTGAACACCGTATCCACTGGAGGATGCTATGGGCACCCACTCGGATGATTTCGAGTTTGCGGCGTGGGCTCTGAAGCAGGGTAAGTTCAAGTGGAACACGTCCAAGCGCACGGCTGAGTTCCTTCTTGCTCAGCCATGGAGGGGAGGGCTCGTGGCACACAGCAATGGCTACGACCTGCTGGCGGTTGACCTCTACGAGCTTCTGCGTCTGTCTGAGCCCGAAGCATGGTCCACGTATTGCGCCATGGAAGAGGACTACTGGGAAACGAAATCTCGCCTTGACGATGCGCGCGGAAAGAGGTACTGAAAAAACTGCGTCCCCTTGTTAGGGGCAGGAGACCGAGGTAGTTTAACGTCAGAACAGGTGGGCATTGCCCGCGTCGGTGTAGGTAAAATTCCAACCCTCGGTACATTTTTCAAAGGAAAGACATGGCTTACATCATCGACAAAGAGACCAAGCTGTTCTGGAAGAGCTACGGCAAGGGTCTCACCAAGGACATGACAGAGGCGCATGAGTTCTCCGACAACGCGGCGCATTGTCTGCTACGGCTGTTCCATGATGAGGCATACATCATCGTGTTCGATCCTGCCGCTGGCGTGTGGAAGGAGCATCAATGGGCACCCGACCGCAAGAGCGCTCCGCTGCGGACGAAGTTCATGTGCGACAAGGAGCTTGTGTGGGTGGTACATGAGGGCATGTGGATGGCCACCGACAGGCAGAACCTCATCCTCGGTACGCTGCTCGTCTACAATACCCCGACCCCGTTCAGACCGGATCCCATGGTCGCATGAGCCATTCTGTTGAAGAAGCCCCGCTGGAGCTTGAGGTGGAAGAACCGAAATCCACCTTGGTGGAAGTGGACAGCCTGCGGGAGAAGCGGGTATTGGATACGATGCGACAATGGAGTATCAGGACTTGAACTGGCAATCTCCAAGACAGGCCCTCGATACGACCCAGACCGGGCAGTTGAATCTGTTTGGTGGGCAACGTGAAAATACAGAATGCGATGAGTTTCTGACCGAACAGCTTATAACCTATATCGGAAACAAACGACGCTTGCTGCCTCTTATCGAGATGGCGTTATCTAAGGCGCGAGATATCATTGGTTCGGACACGATTTCCTTTGCCGACGTTTTTGCTGGCACTGGCGTTGTGTCGCGCATGGCGCGTCGTTGGTCTCACGCGCTTTATGTGAATGACTTTGAGAAATATAGTGCATATTCAAATGCGGTATACCACACAAATCGATCAGATGTTGATCTTGATGAGGTTGATGAGGCTAGGAAGGAAGTAAACTGGATCGCATCTCAGCGACCATATGCCGGGTTCATTACAGATTTGTATTCACCTGTTGATGAGAAAAACATAAGGAAATCTGACCGAGTTTTTTACACTCGCCGGAATGCAATGTTCATTGACACTGCCCGGCAGGAAATTGAGCGGCTTCCCAAATCCTTGCGCCCCTTTCTCTTGGCACCGCTGATTCAGCGCGCGTCGGTACACGTCAATACTTCCGGTGTGTTCAAGGGGTTCTACAAGAACAGGAACGGGGTTGGTCAGTTTGGTGGAGAGATGAAGAACGCGCTTCAGCGGATTTGTGCCCCCATTGAGATACCTCTTCCGGTTCTGTCCAATTTTGCAGTCGATGCAACAGTCTCACAGATGGAGGCAGGTTCCTTCGTGGAAACCTTGCCACCAATAGATGTCGCATACTTTGACCCGCCTTATAACCAGCACCCATATGGGTCAAATTACTTTATGCTGAATCTCATCCTCGACTATGTCCCGCCAAAGAACATCAGTCGTGTTTCTGGTATACCGAGTGGCTGGAATAGGTCAGACTATAATGTTCGCGGAAAATCGGCAGTAGCTCTTTCGTCAGTTATGAAAAAATGTCCCGCGCGGATTTTGATGGTGTCTTATAACTCGGAGGGATTTATTTCATTCGATGAAATGATGGACTTGTTAGAAGACTTGGGGGCGGTAACTGTTCTTGATCAGGAATACAATACCTTTAGAGGTTGTCGAAACCTTGCTGGACGTTCTACCCACGTAACGGAGTTTCTTTTTGTTGTAAAGATAGCGTGACAGAAACGGATAGATGGGCTAAAGGTAATGTGGGTACGCGGCGCAAGCCTCAGTTCGCATGGCCTACGAAAGGTCTCGCAATGACCACCTCGAAAGACAGATGGAAGCCGGTCGTATTCTTCAGGAAGAATGATGTGATTATGCGTGTGCCGGTATTCGTCAAGGAAGAACCCGGCAATGTAGTGCGGGGTGAGGATATTGTCGTGAAGGACGAGTTCGTCGTCATCGGCAGGACCGCTCGCGTCGTCGGGCACGGGGGTCTCTGATGCGGGAAGACATCCTTCATCTCCTGACGGCTGTTGACTTGGCGTACATCGTACTGGTATGGTGCATCGTCATGATTGCCTTCATCTTCGCCTGTTTGGAAAAGGAATGAGATGCCGTTTCTCTTCATGATACGCAGGGGCAAGGAAATGGGATGCGCCATTCACGGGCACATTCTGGTTTTTGCATCGGAAGAAACCGTTCCGCTGACGGACGATCCTATTTACAAGGAGAAGGTCTTGCGCTATTATAAATGCGCGAACTGCTCGCACGTTCACGAAGAAGAATCACTGACATTGAAGGATGAGTTCGTTGCATAGCCCGTGGAACAGTGGCCGTATATCGTCTCTGACGGATGAGGACGATGGCCGGAATGTCGAGATTTTAGTCACCGACGAACTGTACAGGCGGGGATTGATTGTGCGAGGCTTCGATGGCGTCTGGCGCATCGTGTTCGAGACCGGCAAGACGGTCGAACTCGCGTCCATCCCGAAGTGGAGATTCGCTTGAAAGTCTCCGGTCTCGGCGACCACGCCGCGTGGCAGTGTTGTTACATGATGTGCGGCGAACACATCGGTGGGGGCGTTTATCGGCAGGTATTCAGGAGCCGGTTGAACCCTGACGAAGTAATCAAGGTAGAGATGGAGGGTGGTTGTTTTTCCAACGTCCATGAATGGGAGGTGTGGCAACAGGTGCAGTTTGCGCCTGCGCTGGCCAAGTGGTTTGCCCCTTGCAAGTTCATCTCACCGGCTGGCTCCGTCATGATACAGGCCAGAACCACGCCATGTGCGAAGAAGGACTTGCCTGAAAAGGTGCCCGGATTTCTGACGGACCTGAAGGTTGAAAATTGGGGATGGCTCGGTGATCGAGTGGTGTGTCACGATTATGGCAACATCCTCATCGGTGTGGACAAAAGATTGAAGAAAGTGAAATGGTGACTGGATTTGATTTCGCAAAGCGCCGTGCCGAACTGCAAGCGGCCATGGACCTGAACGCAATCAGGATGGGTGAGCTTGCGGCTGAAAACCGGGAGTATCAGCGGGAGTTTCGTCGAATGGAGTTGCACGAACGGCGGGAGCGTGATAGGGTCACGGGGAACCTCAACCCACCCGCCGGAGTGATTAAATGAGGGCAGTCAAGGCACCTTTGTATGTTCGTCACCGGCCCAACCTCGGTCTCATCGTGATCAGTACCGATCCCGGCAACGGGAGAGGTGAACAGTCCCTTATCACTCTGACGCCTTCCGAGGCAGTGAACCTTGGCATGGTGCTTGCAGATATGGGGAAAGAACATGGAGGTGTAACAGCATGAAACGACTCGTTCTCAGCCTGCTTATGGCGGCTGCATTCCTGACCGTTCCCGCCTTTGTCCATGGTCTCGTCCGGGCGGAAGATCCGCCGGTGCTGGCGGACAGCGACACCAGTTCCCTTGGCGTCGAGATGTTGCCGGAAGAAACCCCGTTCATGCTTCGTTGCACCAACGCAAAGGAGTTCGTGGCCGCGCTGAAGCGTTTCGGGGCCGAGGGCATGATTGTCGGGGAGGATATGCTTGACGGGTCGCTGCTGATGGTGTTCAGGTTCAAGGATGGATCCCTAAGTTTCGTCAGGTCGAACAGGAGGGGCACCAGCCTGTGCATCTTCGGTTCTGTCGCCAGACCCGACATCGACCTTGGCGTCGTCCTCGGTGGACGCACATACTAGCATCGGCGCGTAGCCCGGAATTGGGAGATTATCATGCCGGAAGAAGAGAAGAGCATCAGCACCTACGCCGCGTTCTGCCACGGCGATGACGCGACGGGCACATGGTTGTGGTGTCAGGTCAGCAGCAGTACTGACATTGAGAAGCCGTTCTATGCTTATGTCGAGAATGGCCGGTGGCAGTTGAAGTACGACTCCGTAGCCCGTATGATGACAGTGGTCGAAACGAAACAGATGATCCCCGGCATGCGTCTTGCAGGCATTGGCAAGGTGCCCAAGGCATGGCTTGAATCGGTACCCAGAAACGAATGGCCCGGCAATAACATCATCAGGTCATTCCTGCGCACGGGTGAATATCGCTCGGTGGAGTATTTCGTTCATGACCGGCATTGACTTACCGGCACTGACTCCACTTATCAGGAATTGCGGAACTCCCGGTATTCATGATAGCCTTCGTGCCCGACGTGCTTGGAGGTGCATCATGCCGAGGAAGAACAGGTCTCTTGATGTGTGGACCGCTTTGGCGAAAAGGCACTGGCGCGGCACGAAACCGAAAAGGGAAATCTTCCCCAAGGAAAAGTCACGGAGGGTCGAGCGTCGTGCCAAGAGCAAGACAGGAGTCGGGTGGGATTGACCTGCGCAAGCTGCCGTACATCTTCATTTACAAGCTGTGGCGAAGGAAGGCCCACGGTCTGGCCTGTCACCCCCACTTTGCCGAGGTGACGCCGGTAGACCACCCCTTCATCGAGATCGACATCCGGTCGAAGGGAATGCGCAGGCTGGAACTCATAATCCACGAAAGCATGCATCTGGCGGTGCCGGGGATGCCCGAGAGCGTCGTGGGATACACGGCCAAGTATATCGCCAAGGTGCTGTGGCACATGAACTACCGGAGCGACGATGAGTGGCAGAACGAGAATTATGCGGGCAAGCCGCCCGGTACGAAATGACATCCGGGGGATTGACATGCGGTGAACGGGCGGGTTAATCTCCGCGCGTTGTCATCGACCAACTCCTTCGGGGTTGTCGTCATAGGGTGAGCCGAACGAACGACTCCCCGACTTTTTTCCTTCCCGGAGAAGTCAGGGTTGACAACATGGCATGTCATGGCCAATACTCCCGCATCAATAAGGAGTTATGACCGATGACAGCCGACTCTGCCCCCTCTCATCTGGAAGAGCGCGAAGTATGCGTCTATGATGACGGCAGCCGCGCCGTGTGGAGACTCATGCCCACCCCCGATGGCACGGGCATATGGAAGCCGTATCATCTCGATAAGGACGGGGCTGTTATCCGGGAGCCCGCATGGATGCCGCTTCCCGGCTCGCAGAACGATTTCCTTCGCTCCCCGGCATTCGAGACCCTGTATGAGGGGACTCGGGGGCCGGGAAAGAGAATAAAATCCTATGAATATGTTCTCACAGACAGCGGGTGGAAGCAGGTGAAGGATGTGGTGATGTCCGACAGGCTGGTAGCCCCCGACGGAACCTATACGGACATTCTCGGTATCTATCCGCATGAACCTCAACCCATCTACAGGGTCGAGTTCGAGGATGAATGCCATCTTGACGTAGGCCCGGAGCATCTGTGGTCTGTGCGCAGCGCCAAGAACTCATCGAGAGACGGCTGGCTGGTGCGCAGTACCGAAGAGCTTATCGAACTATTGAAACAGAGCGAGGGCAAGACCCGTTCCGCGAAGAATAGCTGGTACATTCCCACCATGTCGGCTGGCGCGCCGGGCAAGCCTTGGGATGGTCCCGACCCGTATGTCATTGGCCTTATGTTAGGTGACGGGACCATGGGGTCGGATAGAGTAACTTTGTACTCGGAAGACGAGTATATTCAAAAATACATGATGGAAGTCCATGGTTGGAGTTTTTTCAAGTATGAGGGTTTGTGTGGGCGTTTGGTGTGCCCTGAAGGGTTATCCAGACCATGGAGGAATATATTAGAAAAAAAGAAAGCTCTACACAAGGCCGTTCCCGAGGCTCTGCTTGACGCAGACCCCGATACGCGGCTTGCGGTACTTCAGGGGTTGATGGACTCCGATGGCTCCGTCGATACCACCGGCCAGTGCCGGTTCGTTTCGCTATCCCATGATCTGGCGCATGATGTCCAGTACATCGTCCGTTCCCTTGGCGGCAAGGCTACCTGTTATTGGGAGGACAGACCATCTCTCAAGGGAGGGGTAGACGGCAGGTGGCGCGTCAATATTCAGCACTGTAACAAGTTCAATCCGTTTCGGCTTCCCCGAAAGGCCGGGCGTGTGAAGAAGATGAAAGGAGTCGACCGGCGTATCGAGAGCATCGTTCGGGTCGAGGACGCCCCCGCAGTCTGCTTTGAAGTGAGCCATCCGTCCCGTCTCTTTGTCTGCCAGCAGTTCATCGTGACTCATAACACCATGACGCTGCTCATGGACTTTGCGTCCGATGTCGGCAAGGGATACGGCAAGGCTTGGCGCGGTATCCTGTTCCGCCGCACATATGGCGATCTCGATGACGTGGTGCGCAAGGTCGAAGAGGTCTATCCCAAGGTATTTCCCGGCTTCGCGTTCAAGAAGTCCAAGGCCGACTACGCTTGCGTGTGGCCGGACGGCGAGCAGCTATTGCTACGGCACATGCTGGATGAGAACGACTACGAAGGATACCACGGGCACGAGTATCCGTGGATTGGATTTGAGGAGTTGACCCAGTGGGAGAATGACAAGGCGTACAAGCTCATGTTCTCGTGCTGCCGCCCGACCGCTCCGGGTATCCCCTGCCGTGTTCGCGCCACGACCAATCCGTATGGGGTTGGGCATTCATGGGTGAAGAAGCGTTTCAAGCTGCCGCACTTCCGTGGCAAGGTCATCAGGAACCCCGGTGAAGTTCCGCGCGTGGCTATCCACGGGAACCTGTCTGAGAACTTCCTGTTGCTCCACACCGCGCCGAATTATCCTCAGCAGGTCATGCAGGCCGCAACCAACCCTGCACAGGCTGCCGCGTGGATACAGGGCTCATGGGATGTGAACGCGGGCGGCATGGTCGATGACCTGTGGGATGCCACATACCATGTGCTGCCGGACTTTCCCGCCAAGGTCATTCCGAGGTCGTGGCGCATCACCCGCGCCTACGACCACGGCCAGTCTCACCCCTTCGCTGTGGGCTGGTGGCTGGAGTCTTCTGGTGAGCCTTTGAAGTGGAATGGTCAGGAGTACGGTCGCATCCGTGGCGACCTCATCCTGTTCAACGAGTGGTATGGCACGACCGGCGAAGAGCAGACCGGCGTCCGCATGGAAGCTGGCAACATCGCTCAGGGTATCCTCGACCGTGAGGACGATATGGGTCTCAGGGGCCGGGTGTTGCCGGGTCCGGCTGATACGGAAATATGGTCCAAGGACTCTCGTGGAACCGGGCGCGCGCCGATTGACGACATGATGGACAAGGGTGTCTACTGGGAACGTGCCGACAAGACACCGGGGTCGCGCAAGCGTGGCTGGCAGATGCTGCGGTCGCGTCTGACATACGCTAGGCCGGAGAAAGACGGTACTCGTGAGAGGCCGGGTATGTTCGTCTGCGAGCGATGCAAATACTGGCTGACATATGTCCCGCCCATGCCGCGCGACAGGGCAGACCCGGACGATGTGCCCGACAAGTATGAGGACCATCTGGCGGACATGACGCGCTACCGCCTGAACTGGGTTATTCCCGGAATGTGGCGGCGCAATTTCTGAGGGACTTGAACCGGGGACGGGTGAGTGGTAAACATGCCAGAATGTAGACGGGAGATTGACCGTGGCTTTGTATGACGAGAAGAAGGCGAACGACCCATCCACCACGAGCGCGGCATATGACTTCATGCTGCCCAAGTGGAGGATGATCAACACGCTGCTCGGTGGCACATCCGCCATGCGTACGGCGGGCAAGCTATATCTGCCTCAGCATCCGCACGAGTCGGACCCGAACTATCGGGATCGCCTGAATACTACTACCCTTCTGAACATGACTGAACTCACGCTCGATGCCCTTGTGGGCAAACCGTTTTCTGACAAGGTGTATGTCAAGGACGCACCGGAAGAGCTTGAGGAGTTCCTGACTGATGTGGACATGCAGTCCAACAACCTGCATGTTTTCTGCCGTTCGTGGTTCCGTGAAGGCATCGCCAAGTCTTTCGCCCATGTGATGATCGAGATGCCGCGCCTTACCATGATGCCGGACGGCAGGCAGCGCACCATGGCCGATGACCAGAATGAGGGCGTTCGTCCGTACTGGTCCCTCATCTCGCCCGAGAACGTGATCTTCATCGGGTACACCACTGTCAACGGTGTGCTTCAGCCGGATCACATCCGCATCATGGAAACATCCGTTGAACGTGTGGGCTTCACGGAAACCGCCGTCAATCGCATTCGCGTGTTGTCCCCCGGCAGGTGGGAGCTTCTGGAAGAGCGCACGGACCAGCGCACCAAGAAGTCGGTGTGGGTATCTGTGGATGGCGGGGAAACCGGCCTTGACTATATTCCATGGGTGACTTTCTACGCGAATCAGGACGGCAACATGACCGGCAAGCCGCCTCTGGAAGATCTCGCCTATCTTAATATCGCGCACTGGCAGTCGATGTCGGATCAGCGGAACATCCTCACGGTTGCCCGCTTCCCGATGCTGGCGGTGTCCGGTGCGCACGATACGCCGAACAATGACGTAATGGTGATTGGTCCCCGGCAGTTGCTTGCGACCCGTGCGGAGAACGGCAAGTTCTATTACGTCGAACACTCCGGCAAGGCTATCGAGGCAGGTGCCAAGGATCTCGAAAAGCTGGAGCAGGACATGGCCGCCTACGGTGCCGAGTTCCTGCGCAAGCGTCCGGGCGGCCAGACGGCTACGGCCCGTGCGCTCGATAGCGCCGAGGCTACCAGCCCGTTGCAGGATATGACCTTCCGGTTCATCGACGCCGTGGAGTCCGCCCTGTGGATTACGGCTGACCTCATGGGCCTGAGTAACAAGAAGTTCGAGGTCAAGATAGCCACGGATTTCGGCCCGGAGGATGTCAAGGATATTGATCTGCGTACTCTGGCCGAGGCTCGCCGCAACCGCGACATCTCCCGCAGGCATTTCATTGACGAGTTGAAGCGCCGTGGCGCTCTGGCTGACGACTTCGACAATGATGAGAATGTCAGGGAACTTGAGGACGAGCCGACCATCAAGTCTCCGTTTGCGACAGGTTTCAACGTCGATGGCTCTGCTGGCGCAAACGTGGATAATTCGGTAAAGAAGGGCTAAAAGCCCATGAACAAGGCAAATACAGATGACAAGACGCCCGAAGAAGACTCTGCCGATTGAGCCGGACCCGTGGGAGATTGAAGAGGTAGCTGAACAGCCCGCTCCCGAGGTTCCCGTAAGGCTGACTCCCCGTGAGAAGCCGGACGAATATGCGCAGATGGGCGCTTCCGAGGATGATTGGGTCGTCATATATCCTGAAAAGAACCGCCCGATAAATCAGTTGGATTTGCGCATGGAAGAAGGCCATCGCAAGTTCCTGACTGTTCTTGCCAAGACCGGCAGCTTCAGGAAGGCTCAGATTGCGTCTGGCCTCGGTGAACGCGCCTTGTATCTGGCCCGGCAGAAGTTCCCGGATTTCGCCCGTAACTGGCAGATGGCCATGGACATCTTCCTGATGTTCGTGGCGGAAGAAAAGATTCGTCATCGTGTCATCGACGGCACTCTGGAGCCTATTACCTATCAGGGACAGATTACCGGGTACAAGCGCGTCTATGACTCCGGCCTCACCCAGTTCTGGTACAAGGCCAACATGCGTGAGAAGTACGGCGAGAAGTCTGAAATCGCCATCAGCGGAAACATCAATCATGGTGTGGCCGTGCTGCCCGCCCGTGCGACCGATCTGGACGCATGGGAGAGGGAAGCGGCAAAAACTCTGGAGAACCAGAAGAGAAACATGATTGACATAACGCCAACCAACGTGGACGCCAAGCCTGTTGCGGCACAGAATACCAGACAGACGAGGATAGAAAGGTAGCCATGAACAAGGTCATCAAGACGTGGAAGAAGCAGGTGGTCATAGCCAAGAGTCGTGGATTTCCCGATGTCACTTGCGCTCAGAGCGCCAATGTGAGTCTCGCTCAGCTTCAGCGTGAACTTGGCATGGACGATGCATTTCGTGAAGAGTATGAGGAAGCCGCGCGCAACGCGCCGCCTCCTCCCCGCTGGTAGTCACAGGAGAGACCCGTGAAGCATATCGTGATTTACAAGCTGGTGCTGCTGAATGCGCTGGCAATCGCTTGGTTGGCCATCACTGACTATCAGACCGGATGGCTGAACACCCTGTTCCATGCCGACACAACCCGACTTAACTACGGCACGGCTGGACTCTTCGTTCTGGTCTGGATTGGCACAATGCGCAAGGCGTGGGAAATCAACAGAGCCGCCAACAATCTGAACGGCAGCCATATCCATGATGAGAAGTTGATTGGCAGTCTGCGTCTGAAGCAGATGGAATGGATTGAACGCGCGGCGGGCTGGATGCTGTTCCTCGGTCTTATCGGCACCCTCTATGGCCTTATGCTTTCCCTGTCCGGTGTCAATACCGGCAACTTCGGCAGTGTCGAAGGTATCAAGCATATTGCCGTTCAGATGGTGGCCGGTCTTCGTGTCGAGATCAGCACCACCATTATCGGGGCCATGTTCGCGCTGTGGACCGAAGTGAATTTCGTCGTCGTCAAGCACACGGCTGACGTGGTTGCGCAAGCCGAGGATGAATTGCTGGAGGAGGCAAAGCTCGAAAACGTCATGCGGGGGGACATTCCGTGAAGAGCACATACCTTCTTTTCCGAACATATTCCCTCATCGTGGTCTCGATGTTCGCTATCCTGACTGTCGTAATGATACAGAGCCTCAACCCCAAGGCTGATTCCGGCAAGGGGGAGATCAAGGCCGCTGGCGACATCATAGCTCATATCGTCTGGCCGAACGGCGACATTGATGTGGACCTGTGGATGATGGGGCCGGGTGAGCCCGGTCCTGTAGGCTACAGCAACAAGGCTGGCGTCATATGGAACTTGCTGCGGGACGACCGTGGTCAGCTTCCCGATGCCACGCCGATCAACTATGAGGACGCTTTCACTCGCGGCATTGTGCCCGGTGAGTACATCATCAATGTCCAGTGCTTCAGGTGCGCCAATGCCACGTTTCCCATGACTGTTGACATGGCTATCTCCAAGCGCAACCGGCACAGCAATGACTCCATTGATAACATCGTTGTGACCAAGATCATCATAAAGGCAGACGGTCAGGAGAAGACAGGAGTCCGTTTTGTGGTCGATGAGAATGGCGATGTCGATATGGACAGTATCAACAATGTTTACCGCAAGCTGGTGGGTAACAGGGAAATTGAACTGAAGGGTATGTTGACTTTGCCCGATGCATATAATGGCGGAGGTACAGGAAGATGATCTGGCAACATGCCCTTGCAGTCTTGTTGCTTATCACCATGTTCGGAGTCATGGCTTGGCTCATTACCCACGCCCGAACGGAGACCATCTACAAACCGATTGCCATGGTGGTTTTCTTTATAGGCTTTCCGGCTACCTACGCCTCGATGTCCGTCGCCATGGGTACGCCGAAGCCTGCCATGATGTTCAATGTGATTGAAGAGGGTAACATCCTCGGTTTCAAGCCGGTCACAGGAAAGGCTATTCATGTCTTGCTGGAGCCCTTGGATGGCGGGGTGCCGGTCTACTATGTCCTGCCGTGGAGTTCGGAGACAGCCGAGAAAATCGAGCAGGCTTTGCGGGAGGGCAAGGGGCAGGCCAAACTCCGGTTCAAGAGCAGGAAATCCCGCTCTGTTCGCGGCATTTTCGACCTTGATTGGCCGTGGGATATTCCTGAGCCTGAAGTTCTCATTGAACCCACTGAGTCGAAGATGCCTGAGAAGGACGCGGGCGACCCGTTGGCCGGGATGAGACTTGCCCCCGGAAATGGCAACGACTAAGGGCTTGACAACAATTGGTCATCTCCTTTAAGGGTATGGTTAATTCCAGACCAGAAAAGGAGATGACAACATGGATTGGGACTTTATTGCGAACGCTTCCGTCGATGTGATCGACATCGTGCCGGAGAACATCCGGGGATATTACGAAGAGGACAAGGCGAATGGCAAGTTCGTCCTCAAGGCCGACATCAAGCCTCTGGCCGAAGCCTACACTGGTGCCAGCAAGAAGCTCAAGACGGTCGGGCTTCAGCGTCAGGAAGACAACAGGAAGGATGCCACGCGCCGCGCCATCCTCGATCAAGTCACTTCCACACTGACCGAAGTCGGTTGGGAAATCGGCGACGATATTACCAAAATCCCCGAGATCGTGAAGACCAAGGTCACCGAACTGCTCGATCAGGTCAAGGGCGGCAAGGAGGTTCGCACCAATCTCGAAGCCATCAAGAAGGACTTCGACAAGCGCGTCCTCGAAGTGACCACGAAGAAGGACAGCGAATTGGCCAACATGCGCAAATCGCTGGAGACCTACATGATCGACTCGGCTGCGGCTGCCGCTCTGGCGGAAGCGGGCACCGTCGATGGCGGTCTCGACCTCATCATGCCTCTGGTGCGCAAGTTCTCCAAGGTCGTGGCTGCCGAAGACGGCACCTACACGGTCAAGGTTGTCGATGCCGAGAACAACGTGCGTCTCGACAACAGCGGTAACGAAATGTCCATCAAGTCACTGGTCAACGAGATGAAGACCAAGTATCCGATGGCTTTCAAGTCTTCGACGCCCGCTGGCGGCGGAAAGCCTCCGGGGTCCGGCAAGCTGCCGACCGGCCAGCAGGCTCCCGGCCGGAGCACCGAAAAGTCCTCGGTGGCCAAGATCAGCGCCGGTCTCGCCAATCTCGGTAGCCGTCGCTAGAGTCGGTCAGCTATCTCGCATTCGAGATACACGAAAACCAGACCTCGGAGTAAAATCCGGGGTCTTTGTTTTTGGGGGTTGACACGTTAACCATATTTGGCATATTTTCTTTACAACGGTTTCTTGTTGTGCATCGCGCAACGAGGGGACGGACCTCTTAGGGTGAGCCGAGGAAGGTCAATGAAAATCGGGTATCCGAGCCTCATGACCGTAACGAACCTGAACCCTAGAAGGAGTATCAACCAATGGCTTCCGTAACCCTCGCTGAAAGCGCTAAGCTGGCTCAGGACGACCTTGTTGCTGGCCTGATCGAGAACGTCATCACCGTCAACCGCTTCTATGAGATGCTTCCGTTCGAGGGCATCGAGGGTAACGCCCTTGCCTACAACCGCGAAAACGTCCTCGGTGACGTTGATGTGGAGGGTGTCGGCGACACCATCGCATCGAAGGGGGCTGCGACCTTCACGCAGATCACTTCCAGTCTGACCACGATTGTCGGTGATGCCGAGGTCAACGGCCTCATTCAGGCGACCCGCTCGGGTGACGGCAACGACCAGACGGCCATCCAGATCGCCTCCAAGGCGAAGTCGGCGGGCCGCAAGTATCAGAACATGCTCATCAACGGGACCGGCACTGCCGATCAGTTCACTGGTTTGATTGCGCTGACCGCATCCAATCAGAAGGTCAACACGGGCAACAACGGCGGCGCGCTGTCGTTCGCGTTCCTCGATGAACTCATCGATCTTGTCACCGACAAGGACGGTCAGGTTGACTACATCACCCTGCATGCCCGCCCGCTTCGCTCGTACATGGCGCTTCTGCGCGGACTTGGCGGCGCAAACATCTCGGAGGTCGTGCAGCTTCCGTCCGGTGCCCAAGTGCCCGCCTATCGTGGTATCCCGATGTTCCGCAACGACTGGATCCCCATCGATCAGGTGAAGGGCAGCGGCTCTAATCAGACTACCATCTTCGCAGGCACCCTCGATGACGGCAGCCGTTCGCATGGTATCGCCGGTCTGACCGCCGCAAACGCCGCTGGCCTCAGCGTCGTGGACGTGGGCGAGAGCGAGACCAAGGACGAGCACATCTACCGCGTCAGGTGGTACTGCGGTCTGGCCCTGTTCTCCGAGAAGGGTCTGTCGGCTGCCGACGGCATCACCAACTAATCGGATGGGGTGGGGTGACACCCACCCTGTCTTCTTCCCATTCATTCACAAGGAGTACGAACAATGGCCGTCTACATGGTGAAACTGCCTGCAAGCGCAAAGAACATCCTTCAGGAGGGTGTTGACGTGATGGTCGTCGAAGCCGCCTCCTCTGGCGCTGCCATCACGGCTGCGCAGGATGCCTCCAATTCGATCAATGATACGGCATGGGCCGCTGCTACCGCCACGCAACTGACTGGTGGCACTGTGTACCTTCAGGCTAGGTTCGTCGCGTAAGTGCACGGGAACGGGGAGGCAATCATCAAGGGGGCCACTTGTGCTCCCTTTTTGATTTGTGCTATGGGTGAATGAACAACATCAACAATGGAGATGACAATGAAACTGATTCTCACCGGCCATTACGCTGGCAGGACCATTGAGATCAATGGATCGACCTTCGTCAACGGCGAACTTGAACTGACGGGGGATCTCAAGTCCATGGACGGCCTCATCAGGTACATGGCTACCTACAATGCCTATCTTGCTGGATCTGATGAACTCGCGGCGGCACAGGAACGCGACCGCAGGAACAAGGAGACCGCCAATGGCGCAAACGAGATTCTGGATGGACCGGCAGGGACGGACCCGAGTGGAGTATCAGCCGACGATGCCGACTCCGGCGCGGCCAGCGGGACTGGAACAACTGGAACTTCGACCGATGGAGCCGGGAGTGTTTCCGACGGGGACGGAGTACCGGGAGGACGTGAAAGCGATGCCGCGCTACAGGCATCCGACCCGCAGGTACTGAAGATCATCGACGGCATCAACGCGCTCGATCCGACTGTGGACGACCACTGGACACAGGCCGGTCTCCCGAGCGTTCAGGCTGTGGCTACAGCCTCCGGCGTGGCCAACGTGACTCGCAAGGACATCGAAGCGGCAATGCCGGGATGGAACCGTGAGAAGGCCATGGAGGCTGTCTGAGGACAAAGGACATTTCGGGCTGGACATTGGGGGGTGGCGCAAGCCGCCCCTTTTGTATTAAGGTCTTCACCATGAGGAAGGGAGGTCTCGTATGGCCATCATTGTCGAAGACGGCACACTCGTACCGGATGCCAATGCGTATATCACCGTGCAGTTCTTTCGTGACTGGCACTCGGCGCGTGGTATTGCGGCGGCTGCTTCAAATACGGGAGCATATACGGATGCTCTCATCGAACCCGCCATCGTGAAGGCTACGGACTATGTGGACAAGCGTTTCGGAACCAAGTTTGTCGGGGAGCTTCGTGATCGTGACCAGAGTCTGATGTGGCCGCGCTCGGATGCGTGGACCAATCAGGGCGACTACATTCAGACATCGACCATTCCGAAGGAACTGAAACGAGCAGTAGTGGAATATTCCCTGATCGCGCTGAAGCTCGGCGACCTTCTGCCGCTGCCCGCGAACACTTTCAACGCCGTGGATCCTGACACCGGAGAGACAGCCATTTCCAAGGGCGGGCTTGTTCAGCGTGAAAGACAGAGGGTTGGACCTGTCGAGGAGGAGACGTGGTATAATCAGGAACAGTGGAGGCTGGTCCTCAATGGACGTGCGCCGGGTCCGAACTCTGATATGTCATCGCTTATCAACTTGCCGGAGTATCCGGTGGCGGACGAATGGCTCAAACCCATCGTGAAGACCGGCATGGCCGTGAGGTTGTCGAGGGGATAATGGTCAACTACGTTCGAGCGGCTGCGACTGCCAAACGGCTCATCGAAGAGAACGGTCGGACAGTCGTGCTCTATCGCAAGGTGCGGACTCCGCTGGATAACTCCAAGCCTTGGCGTGGACCCAACCCTTCTGCGGATTCGGCCATCGTCGGCACGGTGAAGGCGATATTCTACCCAATCGAGGAAGAGGATGAGAAGGGGGGTATTCTTCGGCGCGGCGAAGAGAAGATGATGATTGCTCATGACTCGCTGGCGGTGCCGGAAGACCTTGAGGACATCGACCACATCACGGACAACGGCAAGCTCTACAAGGTCGTGAAGGCTTGCCCCATAGGTCCGGGTGATGTAAGGATTGCTTACGAGTTTATTGTGAAGAGGTAACACGGGTGCCGATTGCAAGTACCACTGCGGCGCGTGACGCCATCTATGGACGTTTTCGGACGGTTATGGCCGCGTCTGCCTATTCCTCCGTGCCTATCTACTACCCGGATGCGGTGAAGGATAGTCCGGGCGGTGACGCAGAGTTCATCCGTATCTTCGTGGACCTCACCAACGAAGTCCAGAAGTCCCTCGGGGAGGCGGGCAACCGGCGTTTCCGGGTCTACGGAATGGTAATGGTCCAGATATTCACGAAGTACGGTTCGGGGCAGGTAACTGCCGACCTGATTTCGGGGGTTGTCAAGGGTGCCTTTCGCGGTGTAAATACCGGATCAGACGCAATTACATTCCGCAATGCGCGGGTTGTAGATGTGGGCCATTCGGGTCCGTACCTTCAGACCAACGTATTTGCGGATTTCGACTATGACGAAATTGCCTAGCCAAAGGAGACACAAATGGCCGCTGTAAACAAGATCGACTCGAACGGCACTGGCCTTCGCTATTCGCTGGAGACCAGCATCGGCGTGGCAAACGGCTCGGCTGTCTGGTATCCGCTGGAGCCGAACGAATACAACGACTTTGGCGGGCAGTACAAGCTGGTTGCTCGCAACCCCATCAATCAAGGTCGTCAGCGCAAGAAGGGCGTCATCGTGGATCTCGACGCCACGGGTGGTTTCACATCGGACCTTCTCCAGAATGGTCTTCAGGATCTGATGCAGGGTTTCTTCTTTGCGGACTTCCGCCGCAAGGGTGAAGAGGTCGTAACGGCGGTGGATACCGATGGCGCGAACCCTGACGAATATGAGGTCGCGTCTACTGCGGGCTTTTTCGTCGGCTCCATCATCAAGGGATCGGGCTTCACCAACCCCGGAAACAACACCGTCAATGTGGTCACGGCCATCACCACGAACACTTCGGTCGAAGTCGCAGACGGCACCCTGACCGATGAGGCTTCGCCGCCCGCCAATGCCAGAATTGTCGTGGTCGGCCATCAGGGCACCGCCGGTGACATCGACGTGGATGCCTCTGGCACTCTTCCGGCCCTGACCTCCACTTCTCTGGACTTCACCACACTCGGCCTCGTTCCGGGCGAGTGGATCTACATTGGCGGTGACACGACGGGCACCCGGTTTACCAATGCGGCCAACAACACATGGGCTCGCATCTACACCGTCGCGGCCAACCGCCTGACCTTCGACAAGACCAACACGACCATGGTGACCGAGGCCAACGCCTCCAGCACCATCCGCCTGTGGTTCGGTCGGGTCATCAAGAACGAAGCAACAGGCGGTCTTCAGGTTCGCCGCACCTTCCAGCTTGAGCGCACTCTTGGCGCACCCGATGACTCCAACCCCTCGCAAATCCAGAGCGAGTATGTTGTGGGAGCGGTGCCGAACGTGGCCGAGTTCAATTTTTCCACGGCTGACAAGGCCACGGTCAGCATGAGCTTCATGGGTATCGACCACGAGCAGCGCACGGGCGTAACGGGGGTCAAGGCCGGTAGCCGCCCGAGCATCGAGGCGGAAGACGCCTACAACACCTCGAACGATTTCGCGGTGCTCAAGATGTCCCTGCTCGACCGTTCTGCCGGTGCCAATCCCTCGGCATTGTTCGCCTTCCTGTCGGAGTTCACCATCAACGTGAACAACAATGTGTCTGCCAACAAGGCCGTCTCCCACTTGGGGTCGTTCGACATGACCGCTGGCCAGTTCATCGTGGAGGGTAGCGCCATGGCCTACTTCTCGAATGTGACCGCTGTCAGCGCCGTGCGCAACAACAGCGATGTGACCATGCACGGCATCGTCGTCAAGGACAACGCGGGTATCGCCATCGACATCCCGCTCATCGCCCTCGGTGACGGTCGTCTGAATGTCGAGCAGGACAAGCCCATCATGCTCAACCTCGAAATGCCTGCTGCTGCGGATGAGGTCTTTGACCACACCCTGCTCATCAGCTTCTTCGACTACCTGCCGACCGCCGCATCTGCCTAATAGGCTCTTGCGTCATGGTCAACCTTTGAGTATACGAATGGGGCCGGGGCATGAACTCCGGCCTCAACAACAATGGAGATGACAATGAGCAACGTGCTGTTCGACACTTTCAAGACTGACCAGAACATGGAGGTCTCCGGCAAGTGGATCTACCCCGCTGGCGAACCCACTGAGTCGAACCCCAACCCGCCCGCGTTCAGGATCGCCCGCGCAGGCGGCGCGAACAAGAGGTACACCAAAACGCAAGCTGCGCTCATGAAGCCGCATCTGGCGCTCTTCCGAAGCACCAAGGACATCACGCCGGAGCGCATGGACATCATCAACGACATTGCCCGCAAGTGCTTCTTCGAGGCCATCCTGCTCGACTGGAAGGACGTTCAGAATGAAAAGGGTGAGACCATCCCATTCAGCCGTGAAGCCGCCGAGTCCCTGATGAAACAGCTTCCGGCGCTCTACGACTTCCTTATGGGTGAGTCGCAGTCCCTGTCCACCTTCAACCCGGCCACGGTCGAGGACGAAGCGGGAAACTGACCGAGGTCCTTGTCTACTATCTCGATCATGGGGACAAGGACGCAGATATTGTTTTACAGGCGTATCGAGCAAAGCAGAAGGTGCCGGATCGCATAGCCAATGCACCGGAACTTCTGCCTTGGCTCCATGCAGAATATGAAGCCTTTTTTGAACTCAGCACATGCCGGGTGGATGGGGTGATTCCATGGACTGCAATCCACCACTACGCAACTGTGAATGGTTTTGCTGACACGACGGAAGAGCTTCAGAGATTCACTTGGTTGATACGCGCCATGGACAAGGTGTATATCGAGAAGAAGGCCGCAAACCGGATTCAGGCCGCATCCAACGGACCCCATAGCGCGAAAGGAAGATAGCCGTGCCCACATATCCGTTCAGTCAGATGCCAGCCGTCACGAAGTCGTGGGCCAAATCGGTGCAGGCTGGTATGGATGCCGCCGTCAAACTCATTGTCGAGGCTGGTATCGAGACCATCGCGGACCAGACGCCGGTCGATACCACCAGAGCGGTATCCAACTGGCTGGTTACTGTCGGAGGCCCTGCCAACGGCGAAGTCCCTCCTCATGTTCCGGGATCTGTGAAGGGCACAGGGGCCTCGGCGGCTAGGGCGATTACCAAGGCGCGCGCAAGGAACGCCATGGCAGCCTACAGGGGCGGCAAGACGGCATTCATCACCAACAATGTGCCCTACATCGGGGTTCTCGAATACGGGGACGCCAAGCACCGCCCGAATGGTATGGTATCCAAGGGATTGCAGGCCATGGGGGTACGTGCTAGTTCTATCAAAATCATAACGAAAGAGTAGGGTACGCTGTGGCCACACACACCTTCCAGATCATCGTAACACAGTCCGGCGCTCAGGCGACGGCTGCTGCGATTGATCAGGTCGGTGCCGCCGCTCAAAGATCGGCCAACGCGCTTCAGTTCTTCAGACAGGCCCTCGTCGTGGCGTCTACCGTCCGTGCTGCTACCGGACTCGTGGATTTGATTGATGCCGCAACTCGTATCGACAACCGTCTCAAGGTGGCTACCAAGTCTGCCGAAGATTTTGCTCGGGCTCAGCAGTTCGTCTCTCAGATTTCCCGTGAGACCCGCACGGACCTTGAAGCGAACGCGATTATCTATTCCCGTCTCATCCGCTCGACCGAAACTTTAGGGTATTCCAGCGAATATCTGGAAAAGGTCATGAGGGGTCTGTCGCTCGCCGTCAACGTTGGTGGTGCAACGAGCATGGAAGCCAGAAACGCCATGATCCAGTTCACGCAGGCCCTTGCGTCCGGCGCTCTGCGCGGCGACGAGCTTCGTTCCGTGGCCGAGCAGTTGCCCGCTCTTGCCGCCGCCATCGGCAAGGAGTTCGGGGTCAGCGGCGGTCAGTTGCTGGCGTTTGCCAAGGCCAACCCCGGCATTCTTGAGACCGAGCGCGTTGTCAAGGCCGTGGCCGCTGCTGCGCCGGAACTACAGAAAGAGTTCGACAAGACGGTCCCTACGCTGGAGCAGGGTTTCATGCGTATCAAGAGCGCGGTCATCGAAGTGCTCGGGGACATCAATCGTGGCACAGGCATCTTCGGAGTGTTTTCCAAGACGCTTATGTTCGTTGCAAATAACCTCTCGGCGGTGGCCATCGCGGCAGCGGCGGTTGTTGCCATCCAGTTCGGCTCCGCCATTGCTGCGTGGATGGCACCTACGGCCAGTCTGATTGCGGGGCTTTTCCGTATCGCGGGAGCGATGACCAGCCTGACTGGT